GCAGCCCGGCAGGCATTCTGGGGTTTACCCAGTGGCTGCCTAACCCGGACGTTATTCTTAAATCCCTGGGGCGCGACATCAGCGTCTACCGTGAACTGCGCGCTGAGCCGCTGGTCGGCAGCAGCATTCGCCGCCGTAAATCAGCGGTCAAGGCGCTGGAGCGGGGACTGACGCCCCGCAATGCCGACCAGGCGGTGGTGGATTTTCTGCGTGAGGTGATGGAAGGCTGGGATATCGACCGTATCATGGGCGAGCTGCTGGATGCGGCCTTCTTTGGCTACCAGCCCGCTGAACTGACCTGGGTCAAACGTCACGACCGCCTGCTGGTCAGTGATATTGTCGGCAAGCCGCCGGAGTGGTTTAGCTTTGATGACGGCAACCAGCTGCGCTTTCGTGCCAGACAGGCCGGGCTGGCCGGTGAATTGTTGCCGCCGCGCAAGTTTGTGGTGGCAACACAAGATGCCACCTTTGATAACCCCTACGGCTTTCCCGACCTGTCAATGTGCTTCTGGCCGGTGGCGTTTAAAAAAGGCGGCTGGCGTTTCTGGATGCGCTTTACCGAGAAGTACGGCAGCCCCTGGCTGGTTGGCAAACACCCACGCGGCACCGCCGATGCGGAAATCGACCTGCTGCTCGATTCGCTCGACAAGATGGTAGAAGACGCGGTGGCGGTGATCCCCAATGATTCCACGGTGGAAATTATTGAATCCGCGGGCAAGGGGGCCTCCAGCGACATCTATCGCCATCTGATTGAACTGGCCCGCTCTGAAATCGTCATTGCCCTGCTGGGACAAAACCAGACCACCGAAGCAGAGACCACGCACGCCTCGGCACAGGCCGGACTGGAAGTCGCCGCCGATATCCGCGATGGCGATGCGTCCATGGTGATGAGTGCCATCAATCAGGTACTGCGGTTTATGGTGGAGCTTAATTTCGGTGAGGTGCCAATGCCTTCATGGGAGCTGTGGGCGCAAGAGACCATTGACGAGACCCAGGCCAAACGCGATTTGAGCCTGTCGCAGGCCGCCACGCTGTTTACCCCGCAATACTTTATGCGTGAGTACAACCTGCAGCCGGGCGACCTGCGCGAGTCTGCGGTCATGACGCCCCTGACGAACGCGGCCTTTGCCGAAACGCAGTCCGACGCCGCCGGGCTGGCAGAGGATGAACTGGAGCACGCGCTGGAGAGTCTGATAACCAGCGGGCAACGGGATAAGGCCATGGAGCCGATACTGTCTCCGCTGTTTGCCGCCGTCGAGCAGGGCCAGTCTCCCCAGGCATTAATGGGCATGCTGGCAGAAATGTATCCGCGTATGGCGGCTGACCGTCTGCAGGCGCACCTGGCGCGGATTTTATTTGTGGCGAACATCGCCGGGAGGCTCAGTGCTCAACAGTAACGACATTGCCGTCTGTTTTGGCCTGCCGCCTGCACGCGCCATTGCCTACCTCCGCGCCAAGGGCTACCGCATCACCTGGGACTGGGAGGAGATGTGGCAGGAAGCGCATGCACACGCCTTTACCGTGGCGAAAGTGATGCGCCTCGATATTCTGGAGGATATCCGCCAGGCACTGGAAAACGCCCTGGCGGAAGGCAAGACCCTGCCGTGGTTTAAAAAGGAACTGACCCCCATACTGCAGGCCAGGGGATGGTGGGGGAAAACCGATACCACCGACCCCGTCACGGGCGAGCCGGTCACCGTTCAGCAGGGCAGTGCATGGCGGCTGGAGACGATTTACCGTACCAATCTCTCTATGCTCTACAGCGCAGGACGCTGGGCCGAGCAGCAGGCCAATATCGATGATCGGCCTTACTGGATGTACGTGGCCATCCGCGATAACCGCACGCGCAAAAGCCATCTGGCGCTGCATGGTTTGGTTTTTCCGGCGGAGGATCCGTTCTGGCAGACCTTCTATCCCCCTAACGGCTGGCGCTGTCGCTGCAGCGTCATTGCGCTCTCTGCCGACGACGTGCGTCAGCGCGGGCTGGCGGTGAGGACGGCAGCCGGTCGACTGGAGACGGCGCTCAGACTGGTCTCTGAAAAAACCGGGGAAATGAAGCCGGTGACCACCTTTCATTTACCGTCCGGTAAAACCCTCAGCCCGGATGTCGGCTTTTCCTGTACACCCGGTCGTGCTTACGAGCCTGACTTCGCGCGCTACGGCGGCCCGCTGGCTGCACTGGCGCGTCAACAGTGGCGAGGACCATCATGAAAGACCTGATGCACATTCAGATTGATGCCCGCGAACTGGCAAAGGCGCTACGCGACCTGAGCCTCGCCGGGCAGGACATGACGCCGCTGATGCGCGCCCTGGCAGAAACCCTCAAGACCGAAACCGACCTGAACTTCGAGGATGAGGGGCACCCGGCCTGGCAGCCTTCCGTGGCCGCCCTGGCCAGAGAGGGCATGACCTTGTCGGCCAGCGGCCAGCTACGCGGCAGTGTCACCACCGACTACAGTCGCCATCATGCCACGGTGGGCAGCCACCTCGATTATGCGCGTATTCATCAACTGGGCGGCAAGGCCGGACGCCAACGCCGCGTCACCCTGCCCGCGCGACCGTATCTGCCTGTTGATGAGCAGGGCGCGCTTCAGCCCGGTATCGAACAAAAACTGCTGGCGTCGGTGCTGCGCTATCTGGAAAGGGCCACCCGCCGCTAACGCCCGTGGCGCGTTTTACGGCGTTCAGGCGGGTCAGTTTACCCCTGAACGCCCTGACGGCCTTTATAAACCTTTATAAAGGCTTTCCTGCGCCCTTTTTATCACCTGCGTTGACGGTCGTCGCCTTTTAACGGCATGATGTGGGTGACCCGCCGTTATCCGTACATTCTTAAACCCCTTTAAAAGCCTGCCCCGTTTTCACACGCCACACTGTCCCCCTGTCTATTGACCGGAGGGGACATGAGCACACTCCATATTTTCAAAACCGGTACGCATACCGATATGCACGGCAACCGGATCCAGTTTAGCGAAGCGGCGGTCGCGGCGATGGTGCAGGCTTACGATCCGGCGCTGTACGATGCGCCTATCGTGGTCGGGCATCCTGCGCTCGACGCCCCTGCCTACGGCTGGGTAAAAAGCTTGGTGGCACAGGGTACTGATGTGCTGGCTGAACCCCAGGACGTCGACCCGGCCTTTGCCGAACTGGTGGCGCAAAAACGCTACAAGAACATTTCTGCCTGTTTCTACTCCCCCGATGCGCCCGGCAACCCGAAGCCCGGTAACTGGTATTTGCGCCATATCGGTTTTCTCGGCGCACAGCCGCCCGCGATTAAGGGCCTCAAGCCTGCCGCGTTCAGTGAAGCGGAAGAAGGCGTGGTCGAGTTTGCCGACTGGAGCAGTACAACCAGTGCGTCACTGTTCGCCCGGCTGCGTGACTTTTTGATTGAGAAATTTGGCCGTGAAGCGACCGATGCGGCGCTCCCTGCGTGGCAAATCGACGCGCTGCGCGACGCAGGCCAGGAAAGCGACAGCGTGCGTCCGGCTTTCACTGAAAGCACCACTACCGCCCCGGCATCCCCTACACCATCAATTCCCCCCACCACTGAGGACAACACTGTGGATGAGAAAGAAACGCTGCGCCTGGCGCAGGAGAATGCTGACCTGAAGCGTCAGCTTGAGGCGCGTCGCCAGGCCGACAGTCAGGCCGAACAACGTCAGCGTCATGAAATGAATGCCGCCTTTGCCGACGGTCTGGTCAGCGAAGGGCGTCTGGCCCCTGCCGCCAAAAACGTGGTGGCGGCGCTGCTGGATGCGGTTGAACGCGGCGACCAGCCAGTGGCCTTCAGCGAGGGCAGTCTTACCCAGCCGCTGGGCGAGGCGTTCCGACACGTGCTGAAAACCTCCCCGCCGCTGGTTTGTTTCAGCGAGGTGGCGACCAAGGCACGCGGTACCCCGTCAGGGCAGTCGGTGGAGTTTGCCGATGCTGACCCGGTCGCGCTGGCCCTGCACCAGAAAGCGCAGGCCCTGGCGACGTCTGAAAACATCAGCTATGAAGCGGCGGTCAAGCGCTGCCTGTAAGGAGAGAGTATGTCTGATTATCTCAAGGGGAAGCGCATCGCTGACCCGGTACTGACCACCGTCGCCCGTGGCTATAAAAATGCCGCGTTTATCGGTGAGCAGCTGTTCCCGATGGTGATGATGGAAAAGGAAGGGGCGAAAGTACCCACCTTCGGCAAGGGTCTGTTTGCGGTGTATGAGACGCAACGCGCCGTCGGTGCCGACAGCAATATCATGATCCGCGAAAAGCAGGACGCGATGGACATCGTGCTGGATGAACATGATTTGGCGGCACCGGTGGATTACCGCGAACAGGCCGAGTCGATGTTCAATGAAGAAGCCAAGGCGGCGAAACGTGCCACACAGGGGATTGCCCTGCGCCGTGAGCGGTATGTGGCCGAGCTGGCGCAGGACAGCAAAATTTATCCGAAAGAAGCCGTCAAAAAACTCACCGCCGCCACAGGCTGGGGTGCCAAGGACAGTAATCCCCTCAAGGATATTGAGGCCGGTATGGAGGTGGTGCGCAACAACATTGGTCTGCGACCGAATGTGATAACGCTCGGCGCGTCGGTGATGGCGCTGCTGCGCTTTCATCCCGCGCTGCAGGCCGCTATCGGGGCTAATGAACGTAAACGAATCACAGAAGAGATGCTTAAAGACCTGTTCCAGGTCGACAGCGTGCTGATTGGCCAGCCGCGTGCCCTCTCCCAGGATGGCAAGACGGTCTCTGATTTGTGGGCGGACAACGTGATGCTGCATTACGTGTCCGGGCCGCAGGCCGGTAGCGATAGCGCCGATGAGCACGAGCCGTCATTTGGTTACACCTTCCGCCGTCAGGGCATGCCGATGGCCGATAAGTTTGACAGTGCCGGGGGCAAGGTGGTGAACGTGCGTTACACCGATATCTACAAGGTGGCGGTGGTAGGCAGTGATGCCGGTTATCTTATCACCAACGTCAAAGGAGCCTGAGTCATGGTGACCCAACAGGTGGTACTGACCACCACAATAGTGGCCGTCGAGACGTTAATCCAGCACCGACTGGTCGGCATCTCCGGCAAGGTTTTTAAAGGCAGCGGTACCGAACTCGGTGTGGCTGACATCGCGGGCAAAAAAGGCGATGTCGTGCCGGTCAATGTCCTGGGCATTATGGCGGTCGAGGCCGGTAGTGCCATCAGTGTCGGCGAATTACTGAAATCCGATGATCAGGGTCGGGTTATGCCGGAGTCTGCTCTGGAAAAAGGCGCATTACCGGCCTCCACGGTCGGTGTCGCGCTCGATAGCGCCACTGCCGAAGGCCAGCTTATCCGCATGGTGCGAGGTATCTGATGGATTACTGCACACCTGATGATGTGGCGGCGGTTATTCCCCGTCAGACGCTGATTGAGCTGACGCAGGACGGGATGACCATGGCGATTGACCAGGCGCTGCCGGACGTCGTTAATGAAACTGTGGTGAATGACGCCATCCGGTATGCGGTCGAGCTGATTGATGCCCATCTGCGCGGGCGCTATACCCTGCCGCTGACCCAGGTACCCACTGTCCTCAGGGATTTGGCGCTGAATCTGGTGTGCCATGCCCTCTATCGCCGCCGCCCTGAAGGTGACCTGCCGGACGCGGTGAAGGAAAGCTATCGCGCCACAGAGAAAACCCTGGTGGCGTTGCGCGACGGCAAGCTGACGCTGGGCATTCAGGCAACGCAACGGGATATGCCCGAGCCGGGGGAATACCGTGTCCGCAGCCGGGAACGGCAGTTCGGTGGCCCTGATGGCCTGCTGGAGCGCTACTGATGGATACCTGCACCCTACTGAGCGCGGTGGTTGAACGCTTGCGCCTTCAGCTGCCAGGGCTGCATGTGGATTTCTTCCCTGAACGGCCTGAGCAGTTTCGCCTGAATCATCCGCGCGGGGCGGTGCTGGTCAGCTACGGCAAATCAAATTTTGGCCAGACGCAGGATATCGGGGTGGTTATTCAGCCGCAGACCGTCAGACTGACCGCCACGGTGGTGGTGAGACAGCTTAACGGCAAAGACGGCGCGGTGGCGGTGCTTGACCAGGTGCGCCAGTGTCTGGGCGGCTGGCGGCCACCCGACTGCCAGCGTGATATCTGGCTGGTCGAGGAGGTCTTTTTGGGGCAGCGCGAGGGGCTGTGGCAGTACGCGCTCACCATTGAGACCGTGACGGTTTTTATCCAGAACGACAGCCCCGAAGACCATCCCCCCGTTAACCCAGATAAACCCTGAGGAGCAATAAAGATGGCCCTGTTTCGTTATGACGGCCCACCCAGTGGCGTCACCCTGCGTACCGGCGAGGTGCTGCAGGAAGTCCTGCTCTGGCCGGGGAGGGAAGTGAAAATGCCGGAAGATCATGAGTACACCCAGACACTGGTGTGTCTCGGCTATCTGACGCGCCTGGATGCGCAACCGGTCTACCTTGAACCGGCGGCGCGTCCTGTGAAATCCCGGCCTGCCGCCACCCCCTCGCCGACAGAGAAGGCGGGCAAGCAGAAAACAGACAGCCCGGGCACGGAGGGAGAAAAAACATGAGTGCTAACTATTTACACGGCCCGGAGACCATTGAGGTCGAGCGCGGCCCCCGTCCGGTACGCGCCGTCAAATCATCGGTGATAGGACTGATAGGCACTGCCCCAACCGGCGCGGTGAATCAACCGATACAATGCCTGTCAGAAAAGGACGCCGCCCAGTTTGGCCCGGAAATCGCCGGTTTTACCCTACCGCAGGCGCTGCGGGCGATTTACGATCATGGGGCCGGTACCGTGGTGGTTATCAACGTACTGGATCCAACACGACACACCCAGCATGTGGATGAAAGCGACCTGAAATTTGATGCACAGCATCAACGTGCCCGCCTTCGCTATGGGTACGTGAGCGCACTGGTATTGAAAAGCGCCGACAGCAAAACCACGTATCGGCGAGAGACGGATTATCAGCTTGAGCCGGTGAGCGGGACGTTAACGCGGCAAGCCAAAGGCGCTATCCCGGCAGGCGAAGCCTGTATCGCCAGCTACGATCATCTGGATACCGGTCAGGTCACGGCGGCAGATATTCTGGGCAGTATCGATACCGCCGGACGACGGAGCGGCATCAAGGTGCTCGACGATGTTTATAATCTGCTGGGCTATGACGCCAAAATTTTGATTGCGCCAGTCTATTGTACCCAGACCTCGGTCACTGCCGAGCTGGCGGCCTATGCCGACAAGCTCAAGGCCATCGCCTATGTGGATGCGCCGATTGGCACCACCTTTGCGCAGGCTATCGCCGGTCGTGGATCGTCTGGCACCATCAACTTCAACACTGCCTCCGAACGGGTGCGCCTGTGCTATCCGCATGCCCTGGTATGACAAGGCCAGCAACAAAAATCGCCTGGAGCCGCTCTCGCAACGTGCAGCGGGATTGCGGGCGAAAGTCGACCTGGAAAAAGGGTTCTGGTGGTCGTCCTCCAATCAGGAGATTGCCGGGATTGTCGGCATGGAGCGGGCGCTGTCGGCGAAGCTCGGGGATGCCCAAAGTGAAGTTAACCAGCTTAATGAAAACGGCATCACCACGGTATTTAACGGTTTTGGTACCGGCCTGCGCCTGTGGGGCAACCGCACGGCGGCGTTTCCGGCCGTCACCCATATGAAGAACTTTGAAAACGTGCGGCGTACCGGCGATATGCTCGACGAGGCGCTGCGCTTTTTCAGTCTGCAGTATATGGACAGGCCCATCAATCAGGCATTGATTGATGCCCTGTGCGAGTCGGTCAATGCCTACGGGCGCAAGCTGACAGGCGATGGTGCGCTGCTTGGCTTTCGCTGCTGGTATGACAAGGCGCGTAATGAAGAAGAGGAGCTGTCTGCCGGGCATCTGTTGCTGAACTATGCCTATACTCCGCCCCCGCCGATGGAGCGCCTGACCTATGAAACCGAAATTACCGCCGAGTTTCTGGCTAACCTGAAAGGAAGCGCGTCATGATAAGGGTAGAAGAGAACAAGATGCGTCGTTGTCTGTTGCTGAGCGAACTCTATCGTGAAAGGAAGGCGCGCCCGCGAGGGGAAGGACTGTTTATCGCCGATCTGGCGCAACGGTTTGGGGCAGGTCCGGACTTCGGTGTGCATTATCTTATTGAGAAGGGGTTGATTACCGGGTCAATGGGATACCTGACATTGACGGCAATCGGTGTTGATACCTTGGAAGGAGGTGAAATATGACCGGTAAAATTCAGCTTAACGCCATCAGCAATGCCAATATTTACGTTAATGGCAATAATCTGCTGGGGCGAGCCGAAGAGGTGAAATGCCCGGAGATACAGGCCATCATGCAGGAGCGCAAGGCGCTCGGCCTGGTGGGCAGGATAGAGTTGCCTTACGGTTTTGACAAACTGGAGGGAGAAATCAAGTGGAACAGTTTCTACGCCGATGTCGCCCGGCTGGTCGCCAACCCGTTTAGCACCTATCAGCTGCAGTGCCGCTGCAGTGTTCAGCAGTTTGCCAGCCAGGGTCGGTTCAATGAAGTGCCAATGGTGACCTATATGACGGTGATGTTCAAAAAGAACCCGCTGGGCACCTTCAGGCAGCATGAGGATCCGGATTTAAGCAGCGCCTTTACCTGCACCTATATCAAGCAGGTACTGGATGGCGAAGAATTACTGGAGCTGGACTACATGGCGAATATTTTTCGCGTGGGCGGGGTGGATATGCTGGCAGACTACCGGGCCAATATTGGTGGTTAGCGCGCCATCCGTTTTCAAGGGGGCGTTATCGTCCCTGTCTTCTTAATGGCGTTTAAAAGCCCCTGACCCACCCGAATGCCAGACTGCCAGGGTCAAGAAATCCCCTCAACCCAGGAGCTTATTATGCACGACACTTACCCTCTGCGTTTTCCCTATCCGCTGGCCAATGGCGAGATGCTGACGCAGGTCACCGTGCGTCGTTTGACCGTGCGCGACATGAAGCAGGTACGCAAGCAAAGTCAGGATCCGTCTGATTTAGATGAATTGCTGGTTGCCAGCATGACCGGGCTGTTACCGGAAGATTTGGACAAGATGGATTTGGCGGATTACCAGGCATTGCATGGCCGATTTCGCGGCTTTGCGGGGCTGGATACAGTATCCGGGACAACTGCGTAAGGCGGAGGCGTTACTGGCGAGGTGGTTTCGCTGGCAGCCCAGTGAGATTGACGGACTGCCGGTGGAAGAATTTGAGGGCTACCTTAAGGAAGCGGGCGAGCAGATAAAGCGCGAATACGGCGAATAGTCCAAAAAAGAAAGCGAAAAAAACCTTCAGCGGCGAAAAAAGCCAGTGCGATAAAGGGGCCAAAACAGAACGCAAGAAGGGCTAAACCCAGGCCAATCACCGCTGTAGCGATGCCGGACATCATAAAAATGGTTATCCATGACTCGCTTCTGGCCACCATGGGCTCTATTACCCAGTACAGGCCATAACAGTAACATGCCGCCAGCACCATACCGATCAGCCCGTTATAGAGGTTAAGACGCGTTTCCATGGTTGCTCTCCTTATTCATTATTAGTGAGTTTACCCTTATGGCGAGTGGTTTTTCAATTGGTGTTGTCGTCTCCGCCGCCCTGCACGGCACGTTCCGGGCTGTTATGGGGAATTCCCAACGGGCACTGGAACGGCTGAGTTCTGCGACCAGCCAACTACAGCAGCGTCAGGCATCGCTGACCCGGGCGGTTAGCCGATACGGCGACATTGGCGGAGATGCAGCCCGCCGCCTGAACGGTGAACTGACCCGCGTTGGCCATACCCTGTCCCGACTGGAAAGCCAGCAGGCACGCCTGACTCGCGCCACCGCCACCTCGACCGCCTTGCGTGATAATCGCATGAAGATCTACGGTCAGGGACTGGAGAGCTACGGCATGGCTCGGGCGGCCTATGGTGCCGTTCAGCCGTCAGTAAAAAAGTACATGTCCTTTCAGGACAACATGATCGATATGGCGATCACGGCGGGCTTTAACACGAAAACCCGCGACGCACTGGGCAAGGATATTCGTGCCTGGAGCCTGAAGTACAACCAGACTCAGGATGATTTACAGGCAGCAAGCAGTTCACTGATTGGCAATAATATCGATAATCTGGATGATCTGCGCGCCTACCTGCCAAGTATTGCCCGCGCGGCGACGGCCACAAAAACCCCGGCAGAACTGTGGGCGCAAGCCGCTTTTACCACCAAACAATCATTAGGCATCGCAGCCAAAGATTTTGCTGCCGTACAGAACATCATGACCTATGGGGGTAAAGCAGGATCGTTTGAAATTGCTGATCAGGTGAAGTGGTTACCCGAGCTAGCCCCACAAATGGCGAGTGTAGCGCAGGGTAAGGAAGCCGTTGCGGAGATGGTGGCCGCCTTACAGGTGGCAAAAATTGGGGCGGGCAGTTCAGATAAAGCAGCGAACAATTTTAATAATTTTCTCGAAAAACTGTATGCCCCAGAAACAAGAAAACGCTTTGCCGATGTGCATATCGATATTGAAAAGTCGTTAATGCAGCAAAAAGCGTATGGCATTTCGCCGATTGAAGGGATGATGAATACCCTGCAAACCTATCTGGCGCGAAAAAGTCCGCAAGCCCTGGCACAATTTAAATCGGCGATGGCACTGCAAGACGATAAGGCACGCGATAAGGCGTTATTGGCACTTCAGCAAAATTTTGGGCTGGGTGAGCTGTTCGCCGATATGCAGGTGATGGCTTTTGTCCGTCCGATGCTGGCCAATATGGAGAAGTACCGCACTATCCGTGCTGAATCCTTGAGCACCGCCAACACCGACGTGCAGGCAGAGGACTATTCCAAGCGACTGGCATCGCCGATTGAGAAAATGAAGCAATTGATGATCGCCAGCAGTGATTTGGGGATCAGTATAGGGGAGCAGCTCACACCGCAAGTCGTCGGATTTGTCGATACGGTTGTGCCCTTGATAACGCAGATCAACTGCTGGGTTCAGGCTAACCCTCAACTTGTGCAAAGCATTGCCGGTGTGGTTGGGGGATTGCTGGCCTTTAAAATCGGGCTATTGGGTGTGCGAATGGTGTTAAACCTGGTTGCCACCCCATTTATCTCGCTTTGGAAAGGCTTTCAGACAGTTCGCAGCGGCGGGTTACTGATGTCTGCCGCTTTTAGCCGGGGTGGTAGCCTTCGCCGTCTGGCCGGACTTATGGGCAGACTTTCACGCGGCGCGTTGCGTCTGGGGGCAGTGCTCGGCGGCGGACTGGTGCGTGGCCTGATGATAGCGGGACGTGCCGTGCTGTTTATTGGCCGGGCACTGATGCTTAATCCCATTGGGCTGCTGATCACCGGTATTGCTGTCGGCGCTTTCCTGATTTACCGCTACTGGGGGCCCATTAGCGCCTGGTTCAAAGCCCGCTGTGCGGATATCAAACAGGCGTTTTCCGGCGGCATCGGTGGCGTCGCGGCGCTGATTATCAACTGGTCGCCGGTGGGACTGTTCTATAAGGCGTTCGCGGGGGTCATGCGCTATTTCACTATTGAGTTACCCGCCAATTTTACCGATTTCGGTCGCAACCTGATTGAGGGACTGGTCAGTGGTATTCGCAGCAAGCTGACCGCGGCGAGAGAGAGTATCACTGAGTTTGGCGGCAGTATCAAAAGCTGGTTTAGCGAGACGCTGGGTATTAATAGCCCCTCACGGGTCTTTATGGGCTTTGGGGACAATATCGTTGAGGGGGCGGCAATCGGTATCCGACGCACCACCCCAAAAACTCGCAGCGCGACCAGCGACTGGCTGGCGGCGTTGTTGCAGGCAGGCGCAGGGCTGGCACTGCCGGGTCTGCCTGGATGGCGACCCGCTCCCATCCCCGCGGTACCGAACGGGGCGGGGCCGATGGGGCATGGGACGACAGGCCAGGGTGGTATCGTGGTGCATTTTAGTCCCAATATTGTGCTTGATGGTCGGTCGCAAACCCCCGGTTCAGCGGTGCAGCAGGCGTTGAGTCTGGGTGTGCGCGAACTGGAGCAGATGCTGGCGCGCGTACTGCAACAACAGCAGCGCCGGAGGCTGGAATAATGTTTGCCGTATTGGGGGATATCCCTTTTCAGCTGGGTACCAGCTTTGATGCCCAGGACGGGACTTTTGGCAATGACTTTGCCGAGCAGGCACGCATTGGCCACAAGCCGGGCTTGCAGTTTACCGGGGCAAAACTGGATGAGTACCATCTGACCCTGGTGCTTCATCAGCGTTACTGTGATCCGGGGCGTGAGTGGCAACGGCTGCAGGCGGCGAGCCGTGCCCATCAGGCGCTGGCCTTTGTGCTGGGTAACGGCGATTACAAGGGCTGGTTTGTCATTACCGACCTGTCGCTGAGTACCCAGCTCTGCAGCGCGCAGGGCCGTGCCCAGGCGCTATCGGTTGAGGTGACGCTGCGCGAATATACCGGCGACCTGCAAAAGCCGCTCAGACCCCCTGCCGTCAAAGGTGGGTTGCCAAACCTGCATCAGACCCGGCAGGCGGCCTTGCCCGCGTCGGGGCTGGGGCAGACGCTGCGCCAGGCGGTGGGCTTTGCCCGGCAGGCGCAATCGGCGCTACAGACCGCCTCCAGTGTCATCCGGGTCGCACGACAGATGAAAAGTAATCCGGTGGCGGCGCTGACCCGCGTACCCGGCGTACTGACCAGCCTGGGCGATGTGGCCGCGCCGCTGGCGCAATCGCAACCCTGGCTGCGCCAGTTAACCGGCACCTTACCCGACGCTATCCCGCTCCTGCGGGCGAGCGGTGAAGCGGCAACGATGATAGACCATGCCCGGGACACCCTGCGCGGCCTTGCGCCGGGCGAGAGTCAACAGCTGCCCGGTGCGCTCGATACCGTCGCCGGTCTGGCTGGCAATGCCGTGACGGTTTACCAGCATCAGTCAGCACCGCTGAGTCGCCTGGCCAGCCGTATTATGAGCCGGAGGGGATAATGATGTCTGCTGATACGCCTGCCGTCATGATCCATACCACCCGTGAAGGCGAACGCTGGGACACCCTGGCCCATCACTATTATGGTGACCCGCTGGGCTATGGGCGCATCATTATGGCTAATCCGCAGGTGGCCATTACCGCGTCGCTCCCGGCAGGGGGGCAGCTGCTTATCCCTGTCATTGCAGCGGATGACACCGGGGAGAACACACCACCATGGCTGCGCTAACCCCCCGGTCTGACATGACAACCCCGGTAGATACGCCTGCCTTTACCCTGCATTACGGCCAGAAAGATATCTCGCGGGAAGTGACGCCTTATGTGCTGTCGGTGAGCTTTACCGACCGTCTGGCCGGGGAAATCGGATGAAGTTGAAGTCGAGCTGAAAGACAGTGACGGTCGCTGGCGCGAGGCCTGGTATCCGGGCAAAGGCGACAGCCTGACGCTGGCGATAGGTCTGGCCGGTCAACCGCTGCTGGCGTGCGGGACGTTCTCCCTGGATGAGCTGGAATTTTCCAGCCCGCCGGACAGCGTACGGTTACGGGGGCTGTCGGCCCCGGTAACCCGCGCGTTGCGTACCCGCAGTAACCGGGCCTTTGAGGCCACTACGCTGCGGGCTATCGCCAGCCGGATAGCCAAAAAACATCATCTGCGGCTGGAAGGGTTCCTTGCGCCTTTGACGCTCGACCGGGTGACGCAGTATAACGAAACCGATCTGGCGTTTATCACCCGTCTGGGACGTGAGTATGGCTATATTGTCAAGGTGACCGATAAGGCGCTGGTGTTTTCCCATCGCGCGACATTGCGCGAAGCCTCGCCGCTACTGACGCTGACGCCGTCTGAAGTGAGCGGCTTTACCTTGCGCGATACGCTTAATCGCATTTATCAGCAAGGCAAGGTCAAATACCAGGACACCCGCACCAAAAAACGGGTCACTGTCGGCGTGCTGGCCGATGGCAGCATTGGCACGGTGGCAGAGGAAACCGTCCCTGCCAGGGGAAGCCGAACCACCAGTGCCGATACGCTGCACATGCAAAACCGGGCACGCACCCGCGATGAAGCGGTCGGTAAGCTGTGTGCCGGACTTAACCGCCACAATGAATACCAGCGCACGGCAAATCTCAGCTTGCCGGGTCAGACCCGGCTCAAAGCGGGTATCACGGTGCAACTGGCGGACTTCGGTCGCCTGTCCGGGGTCTGGCTCATCACCTCGGTGCGGCATGACCTTAACCGGCAAAGCGGCTATACCTGCGAACTGGAGTTAGGTCAGGGGCCGATTGCTAATTCGCATAAAAAAGGCAAGGCCAGCAAGCCACAGAGTCTTATGGTCATCGGCAAAAAAGCCGACGGCAGTATTGGCGTGGTGGCAACAGAAACCCCCGTTGCACAGGAGAAAAAACGATGAGCGGTATCAAATTTACCACGGGCACGGTGAGTGCGGTGGATGAGAAAACGGTGCGGGTACGCGTTCGTTTGCCTGAACTGGATAATCTGCGTACTGCCTGGCTTGAGGTATTGCAGCGCAACACGCAGAATAACAAGGATTACTGGCTACCGGATATTGGCGAGCAGGTTAAACTGTTACTTGACCCCTATGGTGATGATGGTGTGGTGCTCGGCGCGGTCTATTCACAGGTCGACCGACCGGCTATTGCGTCACGCGATAAACGCCGGGTCGACTTTGCCGATGGCACCTTTGTCGAGTATGACCGAAAAAACCACGCGATGGCTATCGGGGGCGAGATACAGACCCTGATACTGACCACCCAGGGCAATGTGCATATCCAGACGCAAAATGCGACGGTAAAAGCGAGTAAACAGCTCACACTCGATTCACCTGATACCCTTACGACCGGTAACCTGACGGTGCAGAAGCAACTCACTTACCTGGGCGGTATGAGCGGCTCGGGTGGCAAGGGTGCGGCAGCCACCATTAACGGCGATATCAAGGCCAGCGGGGATATCCAGGCCGGGAACGTGTCGCTGGAGAACCATCAGCACAGTAACGGTCATGATAGCAAGCCAACCGGCAAGCCGATATAAACGCTGGCAGGCTTTAACGCGCTTTAATACCCCCTGTCGCCCGCCTGTGTCATGCTGCCAGTATGAAAAATGATTATGCAACGTCCGTTTACTGGCAGCCCGCGCTGAACCGTCCTGGCGAGCGCGTTTCCGGGCTGGCCGATATTGCGCAGTCCATGCGTATTATTCTGGGTACGCCCTGTGGTGCAGACCTGCATCGACCCGATTTTGGCAGCAACCTGTACCGCTATCTGGATATGCCCACCGAGCAGGCCATCCCCCATGTCGTCAGAGAGACGGTAGATGCACTAAGGCGCTGGGAGCCACGGATGCAACTCCTTGAGGTGAAACCGCGTGCTGAAGCAGAACATCTCTGGTTGCGGATACGCTGGCAACCGATAACGGACGGCGCGCCGCAGATGACGGAGGTTGCATGGCGTTAACCAACAAGAAACCGGTATTTATCAACACCGATGCGGCGGCACTGACCGCTGAAATGATAGCCTGGTATGAAAAGGTCAGCGGCAAGACGCTCTATCCGGCGCAGGATGAACGGCTGCTGATTAACCTGATGGCTTACCGTGAGGCACTGGTACGCCTGGCGATTCAGGATACCGCCGAGCAGAATCTGGTGGCCTTTGCTCGCGCCCCGATGCTGGACTATCTGGGTGAACTGGTCGGCGTATACCGCCTGGCGGCTGCGGCAGCCCGTACCCGCCTACGGTTTCAGCTCGAAGCGCCTCCCGCCACGCCGCTGGTCATTCCGGCGGGCACGCGCGTCAGTGCTCGCGACAGTATTGTTTTTGCCACCGATGAGGCGGTCACCCTGAGCGACACCACTGCCAACGTGACGGCTACCTGTACCGAGCGCGGCACACTCGGCAACGGCTGGCAACCGGCGCAAATCAGCACCTTGCTCGACGGCATCAACGATGCTGACCTGAGCGTGACCAATACCGAACCCAGTACCGGTGGTGCTGATCCGGAAGAGGATGCGCATCTGCGTGAGCGTATCCGGCTGGCCCCCGCGTCATTTAGCAACGCCGGTTCGCGCGAGGCGTACCGTTTTCATGCCATGAGTGCCCATCAGGATATCCGCGATGTGGCGGTGATGCGCCCGGTACCGGGTACGGTGGCGCTTTATCCACTGGTCAAAACCGGTCTGCCGTCCGACACCTTGCTGGCCCTGGTCAGCGGCACATGCGCGGATGAAAAGGTGCGCCCATTAACGGATACCGTCAAGGTGGCCTCGCCGGTTAAGGTGACTTACCGGATTGAAGCGGCTATCCGCGTTTATGCTGGCTACGATAGCGCCGAGGTCATGGCAGAAGTGAAGCAGGCCGCCCGGCATTATATGGACAAGCAGGCCGCACAGCTGGGTCGTGATATCGTTCCCAGCCAGATACAGGCCACCCTCTCGGTCAACGGGGTTTACAGCGTCGAGCTTAAACAACCGACCCTGCAGGTGGTGAAAGAAAACGAATGGCCCTGGTGTGAAAACATCGACCTGACGTTAGTGGGGGTGGTCAATGACTGATATCACACCCGATACCCCTGCCCACGAGAGCTTACTGCCCCCGCCATTAGCCGACGATAGCCGCTTTCAGTGGCTGGCAATGTTGGCGGGCCGATTGCAGCAGCTTGACCTGACGCCGCTGCTGGTCTACCTGATGGATATGACCGAAACCAGTGCCTTACCCTGGCTGGCCGAACAACTGTCGCTGACCGGCGATAATGGCTGGGATCTGGCCGAATCCGACGATGCCTGCCGGGCGATGCTGAAAAACGCCATTGAACTGCACCGCTATAAAGGCACCCCCTGGTCGGTACGTGAAGTCATTCGCCGTCTGGGCTTCGGAGACGTCGAATTAAGCGAAGGGGAAGCGGCATTGGGGGAACCCCTGACCCGTACCTGGCCAGCAGAATGCCGCTGGGCGCTTTACCGGGTGGTATTGAAACAGATTATTACCAATGACCAGGCGGCACTGTTACGCCAGACGCTGGCGGCGTTTGCCCCGGCACGTTGTGAACTGGCGGCGCTCGATTACACCGCCGTCCCGTTACGCTATAACCACACCGCCCAGTATGACGGAGTTTATAATCATGGGAGCAGCTAAGATGAGTTATTTGAAAGAATCCCCTGCATGGGAAGACGGCATTTACCAGATAGAAACCTCAGACCCGGTATTGGGTGGCCCGGAAGGCATCACCAACCGACCGCCCAGGGAATTGGCCAATCGCATCGCCTGGCTAAAGCAGCAGCTGGAAGGCACACAGGCGGCCCTTGAGGCCCATGCCAATTCGCGCAACCATCCGGATGCCACATTGGCGGCGAAAGGGTTTGTGCAGCTGAGTAATGCCACCTACAGCCAGGACGAGAGCACCGCAGCGACGCCCAGGCTGGTCAATGATCGGGTCAATGCCATTGTCGACAATGCGCC